TACCCTTCAGATCAGCAAAGTTATAGGCAATAGACTCATCGCTCATTACTTTATACCCTAATACTTCTTGAAAACTACCATTTACAGCGTCTTCAAAAAGGATACGCTCAGTATTGATGCTGCTAACATCATCTGGCACCTGGGTTACAAGTTGATCATGCACAGTCAAAACAAGCTCGCCCAACTTTGTAGTTTCAGCGTAGCGGATCATTGCTTCTTTAGTTTGATCCGCGGCACTACCTTGGATTTTGTAATTCGGCAATTTGTACTCAAAAGACTTGAATACGCCCTTGACTACTGCAGGCTTTTGCGCATAATACTTACGCCCGCCAAGTGTTTCTGTATAACTACGCGAACGGCCAATTGCATTCAGTTCTTTTTGGAATGCTTTGATTTCGGGCAAGGCTTCGAGGTACTGTTCTTTGATTCGAGTAGCCTCTGAGACTGTAGTGCCAAGTGTTTCTGCAACTCTTCCAACTCCTGCGCCATACAGTACTGCAAATCCAAGAGTCTTTGCAACTTTACGTGTAATACCTGCAATTCCAGCTGCAATAAGGTGGACATCTTTTGTAGGATCCTCTTGAAGTGCCTTGAGCAAGGCCCCATTAGTAAAGTGCGCAAGTAACTTCATTTCCTGGGCGCTGTAGTCGCGTCCAATAAAGATCATGCCTGAATCAGGAACGATGTACTTACGTACTTGTGGCAGCAGATTCTCAGGTACCGGGTACGCAATCTTTGCAAGTTGTGAGCGCAGTTCCTCCCATTCTACAGGTATATTCTGCAAATTGGGGGAGCTACTGATCCGTCCGGTTCTAGCACCAGTATCAGAATAGTTTCTGATCTGATTCCAGCGCATGTACAATCGGCCATGCTGTTCGTACTGCACTTTCCATGGTTGCATGAATGTTCTTAGACATGTAGCAATTGATCCGCGGACCAAAAGGTGCCCCAACAAAATAGGATCAGCAACAGCACCAATAAGAGATTCCTTCGAAGTACTACGAAGACCAGTAGGAGTGGTTGCGAATCCCTTAGAAAGGCCGGCCGCTTCGATAGCATCGGCGAGCTGGGCGTTTGAGTCAACGTCGACCACTTTGCCCACTTTTTCACAAATTTTGTCATCAAGTTCATCTAGCACATTCCAATAGTGATCCGTATCAACTGCAAGGCGCGGACCATCTAAGTTAATACCACGCTGCTCCATCTTAAGGATATGCGGCATCAAACGTAGTTCTCTTCTGTATGCTTCAATCATATCATTTCCAAAATCTGTATGTTTCAGTAAGTTGCATCCGAACAAGCTCCTCTTGCTCTGAAGTTAACTTAGCCTCGTCAAGTAATGTACTAACTAACTCAGTTACACGGTTTGCAATATATTCTTGTTGATCGAATACTTCATCAAGTTCTTCGCTATTCATGACATTTCCTTCATATAATGTTCGTACAGTTTCAAGGTTCTTACAACATCACCTTTGGCGTACTCTCCAACCAAATCTCCTGGCGCTTTAGAAATCCAAGCACCCCAAGATTTGTCGTTTGCCCGGCATACACCGTGCCTAACAAGCCAGTCTCGGACTGCATCTTGTTCGTCGGGCGGCATTCCCAAAAGCTTTTCAGAAAGCGGTTTAAGAGACAGCTCACCGAAAGGGTCCGCAAGAAATGCAAGTAGCATTGTGTCATGCACTCTCTCCCAAGGAACTACTAGCCCCATGCGTTCCTCAATGATCGAGCAATCAAATGGGGCATTATGAAACACGAACTCGTTTTCTGGATTTTCTAAGTACTCGGCTAATTCCATCCTAGCTTGTGCATAGTCACAGTTGTTTGCTGTCGGATGCCCCCATGCATAATAGAATGGGGCGACTGTTGGGTCATACACAGCAAGACCCACAGGCTTTGGTGGGTAGTCCGGCCTATTCTGAATGCCTTCAGTTTCAAAATCTAGTGCAATTATCATCGATTTTCCCTATGGAAAAAGACCTCCGAGCTTTTGGGCTCGGAGGTAAACCCGCGGCTTTGGCAGACTGCGAAGTAAACCGCGGGGAGGAGGTTCAATCCTGATCGAACGTTGGGTACGGCGTCAGAGCCAGCTGATACGCCTCTTCTTGCTTATTTAGCAAAAGCACCGGATCAAGATCTGGTGTATGCTCCTTCATTGTCAAATGTACCTTGAAGAAAGACTTCTTATCTTCAGTTACATTCAACGTAGCAACAAACTCACCCATCAATTTGCCAGCCTGATTGCAACGACTGACATAGTTATTCACAGCAGAAAGGCTTGTCACTGGAATCTTTGCTGTGTACATTGGAGCAGACTTCAAAGGTACGCCTGCTGGTACGACAATGAGTCGTGCACCTTCTCGGCATGCTTTACCTTTGCCAGGCACTGTACTACCAGGCCGCGGCGGTGCGGAACCCCATTTATTCTTCGGGCATTCTGCACAGGTATCAGCTTGAGGTTCTGCTGCCTCTGGGTGTGGCTTCTGGCTATCAAGCGCATAGCATGCCGGAACTTGCGGTGTATCGGGGTCGTATGCGCCATCATACCATGCACGCTCGCCTACAGCTGCAAGCACACGCACATCCGCGGTATTGTTGGGCACAGGCTGCCCATCAACCTTCATATTGGCATTCCTGAAGGTGATGAATGCCATGCCGGTACGCATACCCGCAGCAGCTTCCCGTTGTCGCTCAAGTTGCTCTTCCAAACGCTTCTTGATGACATCTGCACTTTCGATTTCGTTCATTTTAACCCCTACTTGCTTTCGTCAATGAAAGGTCTTCGTCTTCGGCAGCATTGATGCCTGGAACTTCGACCCCGCTTTCATGGAGTTCACGCCATGCCGTGGTACTGATTCGCTTGTGCAACAAGTCAAATCGGTCGTTTTGAGTAATGTACTTATATACATTATCCCAATCTTCTACAATGGGAACCATGACGCTGCGTAAACTGGCAGTGGCCACTTCTCCCGTTGCTTTCTTCAGCCCTGTCTCACGGAGCATGTCCATGATAGAGAACTTCAAATTCTGTTCTTCTTCTTTTAAGTCTTTAATACTACGCTCAAGATCAAGTCGATCTTGTCGCTTCTTGTAATACGCGTCAATGATTTGTCCGAGGTCCATCTATCTTTCTCCAGTGAAGTGCTGCGGTATTGCGGCACAATTACAATTATAGCGCCCTTTTTTCCTAAAGTACACCATTGTTACACATAGAACGCCTTAAACGTAGAAAATCGGGGGACATTTAGAGCCCCGTAGTCAAAGGTTTTAAATGTGATAATGTGCCCGATTAGTTTATCTTGATTCTCCCAGTAGTACACACGTTGCTCCGCAGTCATTTCTCCAGGACTAATTCTAAGCTGTTGTCCAGTAGACTGGTCTGTAGCAAGGATTGTGCCCACTCTTCCTGCACCAACCATGCCAGCTTGATGGCTAGATCGTTTGGTACGACCAAGCTCATCCAATTGAGCTTCGTTATTGTTATGTACTCCTTCTTCAAGTCCTGTGACAAGAGCCTCCCCATCTCTGAATCTCTTAAACTTCCAAAGAAGTTGATCATTGTGGGTAGCCCTACCAAATTTATAGTGACCATATATGCCCCTTATCATTATGCCTTCGTAACCCATATCAATCGCGCGCTGCTCGTATTCAATAAAATCATTGAGTCCTACAATTTCGGCATGATGTACTACTTGCACTCGAGGATGATCAATGTCATACAAAGACCAATGTCTCGCTTTGAACGGGCGCGTCGCACTATCCCATCTATCAAATACCCAATACGTGAAGTTCGGCTCCCCATCAGTTGACATAATTCCTGACTGGGTACGGCCTAGTACGTTACCCTCCCGTGGAGAGCCGACGATCAACTCTCCGTCTAGCCCGTTAGGCAAAGTAGACAATTGTTCTTGCACGAACTTATTGCGGAATGGTTTTAGGTTGCGTGACAAAGCCATACCATCTTTAATAATGCATCGAAGACCATCAAGCTTTGGACTGCCAAGTACCGGCCAAGTCAAACGTAAAGGATCTTCGAGCGTTGCGCTAAGCATCGGTTTCATTTTTTAAACCTTTTATACCTCAATTCAGGCCCAGGCAGCGGCGGCCGGGTCTTCGTTGTTCTCCGCTCTTCGAGCACGGCGGCGTAGCCGTCCATGAACCGAGCTTGGTTGCGCAGCCGGGATTGCTCGGCTTCCGACAGGCCGGCGAAAATCGGCGTCTGGAAGACGGACAGCAGCTTCACCAGCTTCTCGGCCAGCTCCTCTTTCTCCGTCACGACACGTTGCTGATGCGGTTGCAGTTCTTTCATGTTTGGTCCTCAGTAAAAACCGCGCATTCATCGGGCGCACGGCTA